CAAAGGGACACCCGATGTCAGAGCCGACTTTATCAAGAAAAAAATGGATGAGGCCGAGAGGCATCGGGCGGCAATCCTTGAGGATTTGAAGGGTAGCGGGGGGTTGGTCCTGGCTTCTCTGACCGAAACAGTGGCGGCTCACGCCGAGAAGATTTTGTTGGAAGACCCCTATTACCGGGTTTGGTACGACTTTGTAAAGAAGCTGGGAGAGAAGATTGAGATAATCCCGGCCATTATGAAAGCACATTTTACCAAGGCAACAGGTCTGCCCCGAGAAGGGATACCAGGCTTGAAATAAATCAAGCGGCCCGTGAGGACACCCGCTTAAGGAGTGTTTATGCCGGAAATTGACTTGGAACAAGCAAAAACCTCAGATGACCCCGGTTCAATGGCGGCAATGCGTGATAAGCAACGCCAATCCCGAGTGGTTTTGCAGGGGCATCCTAACGACCCGACTCTGGACAATCCTCCCGAAGAAGTAGATGAGGTTCCAGAAGGCAAGGAAGCCAAACCTCCTGAAGAAGAGGTTAAGACTCCGGTTGTCAAGGAAGACCTTCCTACCCAGCCCATCGAGCATGAAGGCAAGAAATATAAGTATTCTAGCCAGGATGAGGCCGAAAGAGCCTACTTAGAGGCCGAGCGCAAGATGCACGAGGCCACTACTAAGGCGGCTGAGTATGAGAAGCGGTTGCAGGAGCTTGAAAAAGTTCAGGCTCAACCCCAAGAGGAAGTTGCCCAAAAAACATCTGAGGAACTGGAAGCGCAGATTGCCGGTACTTGGAAGGACATTGACGGGTTAGACCCGTACGAAGACGGGTACGAAGGCAAGAGGGCTAAACTGTTTGCTAAGTTGCTGACTCTGCAAGAGAAAACTCCCACTCAACCCCAATTCGATGATTCTTACATTGAGAGAAAGGTTGAGGAAAAGCTGCAAAGGGAGCGCCAGACCGCAGAGCAGAGGGCGGCAGAAGATGCCCAGGTAAACGCTTCCCGTCAAGCTGCCATTCAGATGGCGAAAGAAGCCGGACTTAACATGAATGACAGCAACGTCTCGCGCTTGTTCTGGAATGCCCTGGCGGACGCTCCTTACCATGAGAATGTCACCCTGAAGGAGCAAGTTGATTTTATGACTAATGAGGTCAAGAAGTTTTACACCAACTTGGCCAAAGAAAGGGGAGAAGCGGCCCCGCAACAGGCAATTTTGGAGCGCGGCGGGCGCACCCCTATACGAGAAACCAAGCAGGAAGAATCCGATAAACCGCAGTCTCTATCAGCCATGATGGATTCTTGGCGGGAAAAGCGAAGAATTTAATAGGAGGTTTATAAATGGCTTCCCCTCATAACTGGACATGGGATGCAGATGTTGGCGTCTTCAAAAATCACTATATCAGCAACAAGCTGTTGGATGTGAGTATTGGAGAAGCCAAGGTATATCAGTTTACTATGGACCCCGGCACGGGGTTTGGCAAGGGCAAGGGCGAGTACGTCCACATGATGCACGTTACGCCGCTGACCCGCTCCACCTCATCGGTGCTGGCTGAAACCACCAGAATCCCAGTTCGCAAACTCACTCTGGGCGACCGGGCCTTGCAGGTTAAAGAATACGGCGAAGGCGTGGAGTACACCAATCTGGCCGAGGAACTGAGCAAATTCAAGCCGTCCAACTATCTGCAAAAAGAGCTTCGCAAGCAGATGGTTGACGCTCTTGATACCCATTCGGCCTCGGCTTTCAAGGAAGCCGCCACGGTCCTGGTCACTTTCACCCCTTCGACAGTCAGCGCCGGGACTTTTCTGACTACCGGTCTCTTCAATGCCGTGGTTACGGTTGGTCTGACTTACCAACATTGCAAGCTCCTGGTTGACTATCTCCGTGACACCATCCATTGCCCGCCCTATGAGGGCGACAACTATGTGGGTCTGTCCTGCAACAGAAATATGCGCTCCCTGAAAAATGACCCCAACTGGATTTTGCCGCATCTATATCTCCAAAAGGGCGACTTCTTCTATAAGGGCGAGCAGGGCATGACCGAGGGTATCCGTTGGGTTGAGGTCAACCGGGCCATGGCCTTCGCCAATTCTTCCGGCACAAGCTCGACTCTTGGCGAGGCGGTGGTTTTCGGTGATGAAGGGATCGCGGCCATTGAGGTTGACACCCCGCATCTGCGGGTGCAGAGCAACTATCAGATGGACTTTGGCCGCTCACACGCTGCGGCTTGGTACGGTCTCCTGGCTCTTGGCGCAATATGGGCCAGCGCCTCGGACGGTCATGCCAAGATTATCCGCATCGGTAGCCTGTAACCATGAGTCCATTTAAGGAGGAAATACCATGAGTTGGGGAATTTACGGGACTTTTGAAGTCGGCCTGTTGTCTGCGCCGCTTGCTGATGTAGCTTATACTCCTACCGCCTACAATGCCGCCGCCGCTGATTTGTTTGTCTTCACGGCTCGGAGACCCATGACAGTAGTTGGTTTCGGTTATGAAGTTACCACCACAGTCAATGTGGATGCTGTGGCTCAAATCCTTTCATTGGACCATCGGGTGACTCATAACAGCAATGTGGGCCGGGTAGAGTTAGCAACCATTACCTTGGTTGATGCCTGGGCTGATGGGACCATTATACTAAATGAGTTTAATGGTATCGTCATTGACCCTGGCGAGCAACTCGTCATTGAGTGTAAAACTCAGGGGACTAGTGGCGGTGCTGCGGCTGGTGCTGGCATTCCGTTTTTCTGCTGGTTTCCCAGTAGCGAGATTCGTGACTTAATGACTAACCTTGAAATCGTGACTGAATAGGAGGTGACGGTATGGCCAATTTAACAGCCGACGATGTGACCGTTACCGTTGGGCTTGGGGATAATGACCGCATGGTCTTTGGCAACAAAGTGATTTTCGCCAATATTGCCTATGGCGACGGGATAGATGATTATCCCGCTGGCGGCATCCCTCTACCCTCCATAGGGCATTTTGACCTGTACCATGCTATCAGATATGCCCCGGCAGTTGTGGTAATCGCTACCGGGCTTCTCTATACCGTGGACATAACTAATCACAAACTTTACATCTGGGATTTGGCCGGTGGTGCTGAATATGCCGGGGCTCCGGCTGCCACCTCCGTTGAATTGATGATTGTTGGTCAATAAAACCACAGATAAGCGAGGGGTTATGTCAGAAGTTGATGAACTGATGGTGGAGATTAGCCGGGAAGAGTACGAGCGTCTCAAGCGGTTGGAAACCAATATGTTTCCCGTGAGCGAGCCGCAAATCCTGGACACCGGCCCTAATGGACTCATTCGGGTTACTGGCACTTATGTAAGTGCAGAGCTTGGTGCCCCCAAGATTCACAAGCTGTTTGATGGGGGTTATTGCTACGAATCCGGTTTGCCGGTTGAGAAGAAGAAAGACCTGGAGATTCTCCCTCCAGGGAAAGACCGGGATGAAGCCATGTACTGGTTTGACACCAGACTGGATGAAAGCAAGACCGAGAAAATGGGCATCACGGTACGGCCTGACCTGACCCTTCAGTTTGAGGATGGGACTCCGGTAACAAGCATATCGGAGATTACCCAGGCTATTGGGTCGGGGATGCACCAGGAATGGCTTATTCGTTGTTTCATGCAGCAAGAAGCCAAAAAGGCCAAGGCTCCTTCTGAGACACCTGAATGGATGGCGAAGAAAGAGGATAAACCCTCTTATCGGCAACCTGCGGCGAAGAAGCCCAAGCCTAAACCCAAGGGCAGACCCGCTAAAGCAAAGCCGGTCCCGGCTGCTCCACCGCCCCTGACTGATGTGGTGGCCCAAGAAGCCATGGTTGAATGACAGACTACTTGACAGTATGCCCGAATCCACAGTGCAAATTGGTTTACCGGCCAGAGTTGTGCCGCCCTTTCAGGATGAATAAGGATGGCTCAACCGACTACCCGCCTGAGTTTTTTTGCCCTCAATGCGGGGTTGAACTGGCCACGGCTAAGAAGTGGTATATGGGCGTGGTGGATGACTAAACCTCTTCGGGGGAGCGGCGATGAATTTGGCTAGGTTAAAATCTGAGTTGTCGGTAATCATCAGGGATGACTCCCTGGAGCCCTACTTTACCGATTGGTTGAATGACGCGGTAAATGAGATTGCCACTGACTTTGACCTGCCGTATTTACGCCTGCTCTCCCCAGAAAGTTTCGCAGTTACTACAAGCACTTGGCTTTACGACCCCCCGGCCACCTATCACAAAAACCTTTTCAAAGCCACAGATAGCAACTGGACGCGAATCTATGTCTGTAAGCGTTGGGAAGAAATGGATAGTCTGGATCTGGACCACGATGAAACCGGGGACAATGTGACCACGATAGCGGTGACTGAGGAAGCCCAGCAAATCGGGATTTATCCTTTGGCTACCGAAACCATCAAACTTTGGTACTACAAAAAACCCACTGATATGGAAGATGAGGACGACGAGCCGAGTTGTATCCCAGAGCATTTTCGCTACCGCGTCCTCATCCCCAAAGTGGTTATCCGAAACTTTAAGCTACTTCAAGACCTTATGGTGCAAGTACCCCACCAGAGCTTGATGTGGTGGGAAGAGGAGTTGCGCCGGGGATTGTATGGCTCCCCTCGGGGAGACATCGGTATGATTAACTTCTTCGCCAAGGCCAGGAAACCGAAAAAATCTGGGGGGAGTAATCCGCTGCCATGAGCCGGAGAGCCTCAAGGTCCAATCTGAGCGAGAAGCACTACTTCGGTTTTACCGGCATGGATAACATGCGGGTGACTGGTGAGTACCAGTTGGATGACCAGTCAACCGGCTGGAAACGCCGCATTACCCCCAGGATTGTGCTTAACGCCGATGTTTTGGATGGCAAGGCAATCCCCCGTACTGGCTACAAGAGTGTCGTGTCTTTGACCAATTGCCATAGTCTTTGGAAGGGGTCTGTGGCCCTGTGCGTGGCGGATGGGGATGACGGGGCTCCATCTCTTTACCAGTTTGATGGGGCCACGGCCACGGAGTTATGCTCTGTGGAAGGGCCTATTAACGCCACCATGACCTATGCCGAGGCGGGGAATAAAATCTATATGTCCAACGGCTACTGGAAAAAGGTCTATAACGCCGGGGCTATGGATGAATGGGGATTGACCCTGCCCCCGATGCCTGTGGCCGTCCCCTGCGCGGGCAACCTACCGGCAGGGCAATACTCCATGTGCTACACCTACCAGGACGGGACAAGGTTAAGCGGCAACGGGCCTATTCTGACGGTAGAATGGGACGGGGGAGAATCAGGAATCAAGCTGCTCAACCAACCCACTGATGCGTTGTTTTGGTTGTCCCTCCCTGATGGCGACAGACCTCTCTATCTGGTCACCCCCACCTCTGGAGAGGTGACTGAGCCCTACTACGCCAAGCCTTTGCCAACCCTCGGGGTTACTGAAGTCCCCTTTCTCAAGAATCTGATTTTCGCCCATGGCCGCATTTTTGGGACGGAAGCCGGAAACCTGAGATTCAGTGAGGAGTTTCAATACGAGTGGTTTAAAGAGGCCAACACCGAGCCCTTCTACGAGGACTTGGTTCTGGTGGCACCTTATGAGAATGGCTTGTATGTCCACTCCCTGACCACTTCCTGGGCCATTGAAGGCACAAATCCCTTGGAGTGGAAGATAAAGACGATAGGGGAGGGGGCCGTGCCGGGGACTCTCATCTATGCCCTGCCCGGAGACATGGGTAATGAAATTTCCAAGACCTTCTCCAAGTTGCCCTCGCCGGTCTGGATGGGCAGTCGGGGCGTGGTGGTTGGCACAAACAACGGCAATCTGGTCCACATGACGGAAAACCAGCTAAAGATAAACCCTAGAAATCAGGGGGCCGCCCTCTACCGCAGGGTCAATGGCTACCCGCAAATCCTTATGAGCCTGCGGGGAGCTAATACCAAACCGGCTGAGGACACTACCCTGCAAACAATATTCGCAGACGGAAAATTAAACTAACAGGAGATTGTACAATGCCAAGTTTCTATCCGAATGAAGGCGAAATTCTGATGCAGATGTTTGGTTTAGCCCATTTGCCGCAAAAGGTGGGGCTTTTCCGTAATGTCGTCCCCCAAGACGGCGGGGTTACTTATACCTCGTTTACGGAATTGACTCAAGGCGGCGGGCGGGCCTATGCCACCAAACTAATTGATAACGCTATGAATATGAGCGCCCTGACCGCAAGCCAGTGGTATATCTATACCAATGCCTCGGGCCGCTCTGAATCGGCTTACTGCTATGGGAGCCCTCCCACCACCTACATGGAGTGGACTTTCAACTCTGTGGACGTAGCGGATGGTTACTCGGTTTACGGGGCCTTCCGTTGGGTAGAGGTGCTGCCCTTTGACTCGGGAAGTCTGGTTTTTGACCGCCAACTGCAAGTGGGTGATATAATTGTCGGCGGCACTTCCGGGGCCTACGGCACTATCGCCGGGATGGTAGTTTTTTCCGGCACTTGGGCGGCTGGCACCGCGGCTGGTTGGCTTATCCTGAAAAGCACCTCTGGCACCTGGCAGGACGGCGAAGCCATCGCCATCAAGGGGGAGGTCGCCACAATCACTGCGGCCCCCACCAATGGCGGTACCGGCTATGCCTTGGGCGATTTGGTAAAGCTCTCCGGGGTGACTGGGGCCAGTGAGTGTCTGGTGGTCTGTACTGCTGTCGGTGCTGGCATCGTAACTC